ATACATAGACACCTGCTGCAGCCGCTAAAATACCAGCTCCGACCATGAGGACGGCAACCCCTAACTGCATAACTGAGCTTGCACTAGCACCTGCCGTAGAACCTACCGCAGTATTCCCTGCGCTCATTGCAGCACTCGCTCCAGCGTTCGCAGCTTGAGCAGCGGTCAGACCTAAAACGTTACCGATTAGCGATACAATGTTTTTACCGAAATCAAAGGCTGATTTTAAACCTTTAGCAATAGCAACTCCTGCTTGGATACCTTTGAAAGCTACTGCCATAGTGAGCAAAGCAGTCGCTACATTTCTGATAGTGTTAGCATCAAGCCCTTTGATGAAGCTAGCGAATGAACTAGCCATCTGTGAAACGAAGTTTACAATCTTACCTGCAGCTTCTCCGATGGTGTCCCAAGGGATAGCATCGCCTAGTTTAACCGCAAGGTCAAGCGCTGCCTCTGATAAGTCCTTAAACGCTTGATAAGCGTTCTGGATTGCTCCAGTATTCTCAAAGGCTTCAAGTGCGAACTGAAAACCCATTGCTAGGTTTTGAATCATAGTATTAGCCGTTTCAATGATGTTACTTACACCTTGAATGACATTCCCAAAACCACTAGCCTCGCCCGTAAACGACTCGAACAATGACTGAGCCGTAACAATTACGTCTCTGAAAGTGTCCTTGAATGAATCAAAGACGCCCTCATCAACTCCGAGTGAAGCAAATAAGGATTTGAATCCTTGCTCAATTTTAGGACCAGCTTCTGCCAAAGCCGTCTCAATGGCTTGTGGAAGTTGCCTCATGATATTCCCTACCATTGGCAAGAAATTGCCTAGTAGGAACGTAGAGGTAGTAGAAACGAGCGCTTTTAAAGACGGAGTGATGTCCTGACCAAGTGAGAGATTGGCCAAGAAGTTAGAAGCTGATGCCTTCATTGCTGCAAACGAGCCACTAAAGGTTGTCTTAGCTTCTTCTGCTGCAACTCCTGCAACTCCTAATTCTTGCTGAACCAGGTCAATAGCTTCAACGATATCCGCAAAGTTGTTGATGTCAAATTTCTTGCCCATCGCTTTTTCAAGTTTGCTGGCATCTTTAAGAAGTCGCTCCATCTCTTGCTTGGTACCACCATAACCGAGCTTAAGGTTATCTAACATTGTGTAGTTCTGCTTAGCGAAACCTTGGAACGTTTGCTGGATTGAACCGATGTCTGTACCCATTTTAGCTGAGTTGTCGGCCATAGCCATGATAGCCTTGTCTGCCATTTGTGCAGCCTTTACGGCATCACCTCCGAGCGCTTGCTTCAAGCTGGCACCGAATGAAACGGCTTGCTCTGCGTATGTATTAGCAGAGATACCAGCAGCAGCTGCAGCGTTCGCATATTGCTTCACAGAGTCAGCAGCAGTCGTGTAGAGCGTATCGATACCACCAAATGATTGTTGGAGTTTTGCTCCTTCGTCCAAAGCCGTAGAAAAAACACTCTTCATAGCATTCCCAAGGGATTGAATCCCTGCAATCAGAGCACCACTGACAATGTTAGCGCCTAAAACCGATTTAAAGACCGACCCTACTCGCTCTCCGCTTTCAGCCAATCCACCCATCATGCTTTTTAAACGTTCAACACCTGACTGTGCTTTATTGCCATCCATGTCAACCTGGATGACAACTTTCCCATCTGCCATTGTATACCTCCTTTCTATTCGTAATAATCATAGTTGTCGTCTTCTTCGTCGTCTTCTTCGTCGTCTGGTAGACGGTATTCTTTTTGTAATTTCCGCATATTCTCGATGTATTCCTGACTGTCGCCTTTTTGTGGTTCGTAAGAGCGAATCTTCACGACTTCTACAAATTTGGTCCCTTCAGGCAAACCGACAAGTAATGCGTTGAATTTTTCCCAGTGCAACTTTCCAATCTCTTCAATTAAGTCGATTTTGTAGGCTTGCATGAAAGAAGCAAAGATATAAGCTCCGTCATGCTTCACGTTGTAGAGTCTTTTCTGTGGTGCTTCTGACGACGTCGAGGACTTTATGACATTACCTGCCAGGTCGTACTCAACGTCGTCTTCTCTTTTGCCGTTTTGTATGTGTTCTTCAAAGATTGCCAATATCACTTCCATGGCCTCGTTTACGGTCAAAAAATCAAAAGAAACACCTGTCAGGATCCTCAACGCAAAGAAAGGTCGCATAATGTCCGAAACTTCGTCGTCTTTCCACAGTTCAAAGACTTTCAAAACTCTATCGAACGATAAGAGCAGAGGGAAAGTCTGTTCTTTGCCTTCAATTTCTAGAACAAGCTCATCAACTAGCTTTCTAGAAATATCTAACATGGCATCACGCTAGATACTTCTTGAATGCATCTTCTGAGTTGCGCTCTTGATAATCTTTGATAATTCCAAGGATTGTCTGGATCAGATAGTTAAATGCGACTGTCGAGTCTTCTTCTGCGAATTTGAATACTTTCTCAAACTCTTCAGCGCCAAAAAGACGAGTCCACCCGTCCTCAACGATTTCTCTTCCCTTCTTAACGATTGCCTCGTCAGAAAGTTTCTCCATTTTTTTCCATTCTTTCTTCAAATTATCAAGAAATGAGTCAAGTTCTTTGACACCCTTATCGTTCGCTAGATATTCCAGTTGGAATTCTCCAAAATCAATAGGGATGATGTTACTAGCTTTTTTAATGACTACCATGTTTTTATGCTCCTTTTCAAAAATAAAAAGGCGTGATAATTCACGCCTTAGATTATCCTGGTACTACTGTTGATTTCTTAGGTTTACGAGTCCATACGACCTTAAACTTAATACTTTCATTTTCAGACGCTTCACCGTCTCCGATTTCGATACCAGAAAGGCGAGCTGGCCCCTCGTATTGAGTTTTCCCAGTTGCGTCAACTTCCTTGTACCAAACCAAAAGCTCGTCACCCACTGCGTCTTCTTTATCAGCGATAAAGTTCTGAGCCTTGTCGTCTGTATCACGAACGCCTTCAAAAGAACGGCCTCGTGTTTTAGTGATCACTTGTTCTTCAGGTGTTCCGTCACCAGCAAAGTCTGTGAAGTCGTCTGTCTTCTCATCGTTTTCTGGAGATGATGACTTGATACCTTTAGCAATCCAGAGGTAATCCGTTGAAGTTGGCGGAGTGTCTGGAGTTCCTTCTGTGTATGGCCCGATGTAATGTTTACGTTTTACGTTTTTATTTTTTGGCATTAGTTATTCATTCCTTTCAATTTCAAGGCTGGCAGTTACGTCCAGCAAGCAAATGTAAAAGCCTTGCTCGTCTAAATCATTCAAGTAAGGCTTGTCGACTTTCAGACCTAAAAACTCGTAAGAGCCATTCTTACTTGGCAATTCTAGGTCCATTTTTGATAAGGCAGCGTTAATCTGCCACAATATATTATTGTTTAATTCCTGATCTCGTGACTTGATAGCAATTTCAAAGGGTAAGCTGACTGTTTGAGTCCCAGCCATGTCCTCGTCTACAACCTCTCCACCAGCTAGAGGGAATACTACTAACCCCTCTTTCTCAGCTAAATAACCGTGTTTAGACGGGATTTCCTCTTGAATGCCCTTGATATGCTCAAGTAAGACCTCTGCAAAGTCATTATTTTGGTTCATTTCAATCCCATCGCTTTCAATCCGACATCAGCCCACTTCTTAGAGTGTAGGGCTGCGGCTTTTTTATCCCACCTTGGACCAGTTCCAGGCGTTGGCCGTTGGCTCAGCAACTTCTCCTTGTTTGCAAAGAAAAATTTT